TGTGCCATGTCAAGTGGTTGGCACAATCCGCAAAGGCGATCGTCTTGTGGCTAGCGATATTGCTGGTGTTGCTACAGTCCTAGACAAGGCCAAATACGAGCCAGGTTGTATTGTTGGAAAAGCTCTTGAAGCATATGACAGTGCCGAAGTTGGCACCATTGAAGTAGCAGTCGGGCGGACCTAATGGAAGCACGGTATCGCCGTGATTATCCTGGCGAGTTTGTAATCCTGAACACTGCATGGGCTGCAGGCAAACGCACCGAACAACGTGAGTGGATTGCTAACCCAATTGAAAATCAACACATATCTGGACGTGCTGTTTGCATCGGCAGCCGCGAAAGTAAAACAGATCCGTTTCCGTGGGGCCTTGACTACACAATACTACAACGCCACCGTGGCGGTTTGCTAGGCACACTAAAACTTCAGACCTATGGCACTGGAATGATTGCCGAAGACATGCGGCTTGATTTCACAGTTGAACTAGATCCTACACAGTTATCCAAGTTGATAGAAAACAAATACTATGAAAATAATGTTGTTTACACCACAGCTAGAAACTGTATCGACCATCCCGGTGATTTTTATCTAATCCCCCTAAATCCTAGATTGCTACTGCCAGCCTTGCCCATTTACCTTGCGGCCTTTGATGGACACAAAGAAATATTTTTAATTGGCTACAGCCAAGAAAACGACTTTGGCAATGACCGCTGGATCTCTGATATTAAAAGTATTTTTGATGCTTATGTTGGAGTAAAATTCTGGTTGGTTGGAGAAAAAACTATCATGCCAGAATCTTGGTATGATTCTGCCAACGTAGAGGCCATGCCTTATCAAGACTTTATTGGTTATGCAGATGTTTGAATCTGCTGTTCCATTGTAATAATTTTATCTCTCACAGCATCAAAGTTCACAGTAGACCACAATCCTGGGTGCATGGGCCTAGGCCACGTGCCAGAATTGATCCAGGCATAACCCACATGCTCATCATTTAAGATAGGAGTAAATTCATTTTCTACACTACAAAAAAATGTATGATAGGCAAAGCCGTGATCTTTTGATGTGAATTTTTCTAACGGCACCAAGCGTAGATATTTGGGCATGTTGCCCAGTTCTTCCTGGCACTCACGAACAATAGCATCCATGATGCTTTCGCCTGATTCTATTTTGCCTCCAGGTAGGCCCCAAGTTCCTGGGTGCCTAGGATCGTTGCGCATCAAGTATAGATATCTGTGTGAGGACACACTGTAGAACCAAACACCTACTGCGTTTACAGTATTAGATTCCATGCGCCTCCAGGGTATAGGCCTTGATAAGATTTAATCCAAGTGGTGCCAGTCCATTCGTATTGTAAGCCTGTAGTGATGTTGGTAACATACTGTTTATTTACAGGACTGCTGGTGCTATCAAAAGAAACTACCCAACGACCACTGCTGAATTCGATAATATCATTGGCTTGAGCAACTAGGGGTTGTCCGCCATCGCCTAACCATGCTGTTGGATTGTCAGAATCACTATTTTCAAACGAGCCAGTGGATTCGGTCAACAAATAACGTTGGCCTTCCGCAGCAGGATCCAGGCCAGCATCAGGTCCACTAAACAGGGGATTAATTACAGCGTCAACTGGTGACAGCGTATTGGCTGGAACAGTGGCTTCGTCCACAGTGAACAACAAGAAACGATCATCAGTTGGATCATATGCTACAGTGCCGTAGACTTCACTGCCATCGTCTTGTTCAAGTGCAATTAAACTTATTCCAGGGCGTAGTGTGCCATACATGCCAACAATGTTATGCCATAGCAAATTGCTAGGTGGACTATCGGGCGGTACCAAACTTTCGTTGGACTGATCAACCACAGCATTTTGTGCCAGCACCTGTAGTTTGTTTCCAATTAACAGGGTTTGGTAACCAAACGGTGTAAACACTTGGCGTGTGCCTAATAATAGATCGTTGTCGGTGACTGCTAGACTGGCATCGCCGTTGGCATCATAGATACCAGCAATAATTCTTTCCACTACACCCAACTTCTTAACTTTGGCTGGACTTGAGATCCAGATAGGGATGCTAAATGTCAATGTGGCAACGTCAATAGGGTTTTCTGTGTTGATAGGTATTGTGCGACTGGTCCATTGTGTGCTTTCAAGTTCAACTACACTTAAACTGGTCCAGTCAAGATAGTTGTCGGTTGATTGTATTTCTAGTGCAGGATTAAACAGAACCAGGATTTGTTCTAATAACTGCATTTTTTGATTGGTGTTACTAGTCCAGATATCCAACTTCATGGTTAACTTATACGGCACAGGCATCAATCGTTCGATGGTAAAAGCATTGCCTTGTGTGGTTTCGTAGCTGTCAGTAACTTCATCATAGGTGCGTTGACGCACTGATATGTTGCTGACAAAATACGGTTCTTGTATTCTTGGACGATCATAATCTAGAGCCGAAATATAAAATGTCATCATAGGGGTTGATGGCATTGTGCTGGCCGAGTTGTTGTTCAGCACAGTTTGTGCTTGACGTGACCAGTCACCATATTTGACCGGCACACGAATTAGCGTATGGTCGGTTCCTTCTTCGTTGCGACCATACTCAACAGCAAAGTTGCTGAAGATTCTAGCAAACTGTAGTAAGAAGCGACGTAGTTGTTCGTCATAAAAGAATTGAGTTAAAGCCATTATCGTCCTGGTGGTCTTGGGTTGGGTGGCAAATGTCCGCCTTGGTCACCGTTGTCGGCTTGTGGTTTAAGTAATTGACTCAAACTTTGACGACTTGGAATATTGCCGATATCTGTAGTAGACACAGTGTATGTATTGTTAACAAATGAGGCCCGTTGAGTTTCTGCATTAAATTGTGGTGGAACAAGTTGATCGCCGTTGGCAAGATTAAGTCCAGTGCGGACCTTCTCTTCAATTTTGACCCAGGCACGACCGTCATAACGGAACAAGCGATTTGGATAATAGTCCAAGCGGAGAACATAATCGCCGACCACTGGGTTTGGAGGGAAATTTACTCCAGGCGTTACTGGCAAGCCATTTGGAGCAATTCCATCACCAGTTAAGTAACCCAGGGTATACCCATCACTGGTTGGAGTTATTCCTTCACCCGGTTCAGTGCCATCCACAGTAGGACCAGTCATGTCAGCGGTTAATCCGCCACCGGCTGGACCGCCGCTTGGTGAAGTTGGCAAAATGTAAAACTTAACAGTGTCATATCCACTGAGCGGAACTTCAGCAAATGCTTGTGTAAGGATAGCATCGTTGATTTCCAAATCTTTTGGACGAGTGCTATCTTTATCGCCGATAGTATCAGGATTAGTAATAGGTGTCCAGTATTCGGTATCGGTGATTGGTGTTCCTGGAGGAACTGGTTTGTTGGCTTGATAGAATGTATTGCCATCTTGTACAGTTTCTCCTGACGGATAAAAATTGCCAGGATCCCAAATGTTTGGAGGCATAAATGGCTCATCAAGAATCTGTTTGTATTCTTGTGCGTTGACCAAGGGTGTTGCTTTGACACGCCATAAGTGTGGCAACCAAGTAACACTAAAACCTTCTGCGGCAAAGTTGGCATCTTGAATCACATAGTAACGTGGCAGGGCCTTGGCCAATGTTGTATCAAGAGGATTGTAATCTTTTAAGTTAGGAAACTCTAACACATCACCTACCATTAACTTACGACCAAACGTGTCGATCATGTCGTTGTAGTGAAATTGTATAAACAAGGTATCGTTGTTTAGGAACAGGCCAAACTGTGTTAGATCAAAGTCAACGTCCTGTACACGATAAACGCCACGCATGATAAACACGTCTGGATCGTAGGCACGGTCGCGATTTTCACCCAGGAGCAAGTCCTCAACAAACAAGGGGTTTTGTTGATCATACACAGGAATGGTAGCATCATTGTTGCCTGGATCACCGGTTTGCGGACCTAGGTATTTGTGGACGTAAATGTCAAGTCCACCCACAGTGAACATTTCACTGACAGTGCGATCAATAAATTGATAGTCCGAGGTTCTATTTGGGCGGTAAAGCGATAAGCGTGGCATAATATGTATTTATGGGCTGACTTGACTAGAAACTCCAAACCTCTTATAATTACTGTTATGGATGAACTATACAACCGCATAGATCTAGCTATACCTAAAATAAATGCCCTACAAAGCAAGATAGCCAAGCGAGATCTTATCAAGATGGTGCGAACTATAGATGCTAAAATGACCGAAGTAGACCAAGAGCTAGTAGAATGCCGTAGAAAGCACAAAGAAACTCCACGCTATCGAGAGCTTCGACAACAGGCCGATGCACTGATAGACAATTTGGAAAAACATATAACTTTTGCCGCATTAATCGGTTGACAAATCGCAAACCTCAGTTAAAATATAACGACTATGAGCAATAAAGAAAACAAAATTAAACGACTGAACCCCAAGGGTGCTGAAACAAAATATGTAGGCTTCGAGCCCGAGTGGCACTTCCAGCCTACATCGGAAAATCGCTTGAGCCGACTAGCACAGGCATTCAATTGGTACAACTATCACTATGGCAAAAAAGATGCCAAAGAAATGTTGTGCCATTATCTAGAACACAATCACAGAAAGGCCGATGCCAAACTCATGCGTGGAATCCCGGACAGTCAAATTCGATTGACTCCAGCCTGGGCATGCCGCATGACACTAGTGGGCCTAGAATTGACCGAACACGAACAATGTATTGTGGATGAGCAAATTAGTTTGATGCTTAAATCAAAACAAGAAGTTCGTAAGACACAAGAAGAAAAAGATGATGCCACTGCGGTACAAAAACTTACTATCCAAGATCACCTGCGTGAAAAAATCAGTGAGTGTTGCGGAGAATTAGAAGGTATGTTTGACGACTTCATTGACAAGGGTGCCAAGATGTCGGCCGACTTTAAACCCATCAGCTTGATGCGTAGTTTGAATATTAGTCCCAACATGGTCGGTATGGTCACAGCGGTGTGGGAACTACGCCTGGCCGAATTTACAGAAGTAATCGAAGGTGAAGACGCCGATCTTGTTGAAGGCTATAGCCACCTTACTAAAAATCAATTGAAACAGTGTGTCAAGTTCTGCGAAACAGTGATCAATGATTGTAACAGTTATGTTCAGCTGAAAAAAGTAGAACGCAAGCCACGTGCCAAGAAAGCAGTGACTCCAGAAAAATTAACTCGTAAATTCAAGTTCATGAAAGAGTTTGAAGAGCTTGGATTAAAATCTGACTCGGTGACCAAACTAGTAAACGCTTCAGAAGCCTGGTTATATGATACTGCCAAACGTAAATTAATACATGTTGTGGCTGACAGTCACATAGGCACGTTTACTGTAAAAGGTAGTGCTATTGTAGGCTTTGATGCTCAAACAACAGTTCAAAAAACTTTGCGTAAACCTGCTGATCAAATCAAGTTAGTTATGGGCAGTAAACCGCAGGCTCGCAAGGAATTTGAAGCAATCAAAGCTACAGAAACCAAGTTTACGGGTCGCGGTAACGAGAATATGATCATCCTCAAAGCCTGGTAAATACAAAGGAACGGAGTTCCTTATACTATGGCCGAAGCAGAATCTACACTACAAACCCTAAAACAAAACGTAATTGAATATGTTCGCCTACAGCTAGGTGATCAGATCATTGACCTTGAATTGGATGCTGAACACTACGAATCTGCTTATCGTAATGCTATAGCAACATACCGCCAGCGAGCACAAAATGCCTACGAAGAAAGTTACACGTTCATGGAACTTGTGACCAACGTAAACATTTATACACTACCACAAGAAGTTATCAGTGTGCGTCAAATTTTCCGCAGAACATTTGGTGACAGCACAGGACCATTTGCGTCAAACTTTGATCCTTTTAGCCAAGCGTCAATGAACGTTTATCTAATGAACTTTAACGTAGCCGGTGGTCTTGCTACTTACGACTTCTACAGTCAGTATGTTGAGTTGGCTGGACGTATGTTTGGTGCTTACATGAACTATACATGGAATCCTGTGACTAAGAAGTTACAACTAATTCGTGATCCAAAAGGCACAGGCGAAAACGTCCTGCTTTGGACTTATAACTTAAAACCAGAAGTTAACTTATTAAGCGATTTCCAAATCAGTAAATGGATTAAAGACTACATGTTCTTCAACTGCAAAACCATTATTGGTGAAGCACGTGAAAAGTTTGGTACTATTGCTGGCCCGCAGGGTGGCGGCACTCTAAACGGCACTCAGATGAAATCTGAAGGTATTGCTGGTATGGCTGCTTGTATTGAAGAACTCAAGCTCTATGTGGACGGTAGTCAACCAATTACCTGGGTAATCGGTTAACACACTCTAGCTTTTTCTCTTGCTCTATGCTATAATCATAGCATGAGCTCATTAATGATAGACATCGAAGGTTTAGGAACAGGTCCTGATGCGACCATTTTAACCATTGCGGCCCAGAGCTTTGACCCATTTGGAACCGGCTACTACAATCGTCAATACTATGCCCGCATTACCTTGGAAAGTCAACCCGACCGCAACATTCAACAAGACACCATAGACTGGTGGGCCACTCAGCCCGAAGCACAAGCCGAAGCGTTCATGGAAGAAGGTCGTGTGGATCTTGACCAAGCACTTGACAGTTTATACAAACTGGCCTGGCAACACAAATTCATCTGGGCCAACGGTCCAACCTACGACATGAATATTCTTGAGCATGCTTACAAGAGCTATAACAAACAGTTGCCCTGGCAATTTTACAATGTGCGCGATGCTCGTACGGTATATAGTTTGTGGCCCGAGCTACCCAAGCCAGCCACTAGTCACCATGCACTTGAAGACTGCCGTCGACAGATTGACATGCTTCAAGCAACTTTAAAACACCTAAACGTAAAGGAAATTAGATGATCATTGGAATTTGTGGACTCATTGGCGCTGGCAAAGATACCGTTGCTGACTACCTGGTAAACATACATCAATTCCGACGAGAATCATTTGCTAACAGTTTAAAAGATGCAGTGGCCAGCGTGTTTGGCTGGGATCGTGAACTCCTAGAAGGCCGCACAAAACAAAGTCGAGAGTGGCGCGAACAGCCAGATCCATGGTGGAGTACACGCCTAGGGCAAAGCATCACTCCACGCTCAGTTCTACAACTTTGGGGCACAGAAGTATGCCGCAGGGGTTATCATGACGATATTTGGATTGCCAGTTTAGAGAACAAAATCCGCAACAGCAAAGACGATATTGTAATTTCAGACTGTCGTTTTCCTAACGAAATTCGAGCAATTAAAAATGCTGGCGGTATAGTTATAAGAGTAATCCGTGGTCCAGAACCTGCTTGGTTTGAATTAGCTGAGCATGTTAACAAAGGACCACAAGACTATCAATGGCGTCTAAGCAAAAATGCTCTGGAAAAATTCAGTATTCATGCCAGCGAAACTGCCTGGATTGGCACAGAATTCGATGCTGTGATTGACAACAACGAAGAAGGATTTAACGGGCTATACCAGCAAGTTAACGATCTTCTTCTAGGTCTCCAAGCCGCCAAGGAAGATCTGATTTTGTAACATCCACAACACAATTCTGGCAGATAGTTTTTAGATTGCGTAAATTGTTATTGTTTAAATTTCCATCTACATGATATACTAGCAGTTGCGCCGCATACTTACTACGAAAACCACATCGATCGCATGTGGTTTTTTTCTTATAACCTGCGGCCTTCCACCTGGCTTCTGGAACCTTAATCTTTCGATTTCGTTTGATACAATACTCACACCGAGCTCGGTAGTGTGTAACACCATCCTTGTGATAGTTTACAGCACGAAAACGTTGGTTACATGCTGGACATACGGGTCTTTCCATGCAGATACTTAGCTAAAACCTTTGCCAAAGGGAAGCAATCAGGCGTTCTTTTTGACATATCCGCTAAATATTCATACTAGATAAAAAGGATTTAACCATGGCATTAGTATCCCCAGGCGTAGAAGTTTCGATCATTGACCAAA